TAGTAGTAGACTCCTTGAAAAGCTACTACTAAAACCGCTGGTATGAGCCAACTCAAAGAAATACAAGAGGAAATCACCCGCCATGAACAGCAAATTGTCATTGCCCGGCAAAAACTTAAAGATGCAGAAAAGACGGTGGAAGCCGACCCGGATGATGTTAACAAGAGCACACTACAGAGTAGACGGGCAGCTGTGTCAGCATTGGAGGACAAACTGGCAGACTTCAAGAGGCAGCTTGCAGATCTGGTGTCAAGTCAAAAAATGGGTGAAAAGCCTGTTGACCCGACTGGGCTTGAGCCGGATGATCACCTCAAGGAGAGATCAAGCCTTCGATATGGAAATGTCCTTGATGTGAATGCTATTGACATCGATGAGCCAAGTGGACAGACAGCAGATTGGTTTTCTATCGGCCAGTACATTACAGGCTTTGCACTTGCAATAATCTTGAAGGCATTGTATATGCTGTCAACTAGAGGGAGGCAAACAATCAAGGAAAATAAGGGGACAAGAATCCGGTTTAAGGATGACAGCTCATATGAAGAAATCAATGGCATTAGACGCCCGAAACATCTGTATGTGTCTATGCCAACAGCCCAGTCTACCATGAAAGCCGATGAATTGACACCAGGTAGGTTTAGAACAATTGTTTGTGGACTCTTTCCTGCTCAAATTATGCACAGAAACATCATAAGTCCTGTCATGGGTGTGATTGGATTTTCTTTTTTCGTTAAAGATTGGCCTGAAAAGATTGAGGAGTTCCTTATTAAACCCTGCCCATTCCTGAAGAAAAGTGGTCCTAGTAAGGAAGAAGATTTTCTTGTGAGTAATGATGCTTACCTTTTAGGACGTGAAAAGGCATTAAGGGAGTCACACCTTGCTGAGATAGATGACTTGATTGACCTTGCAGCTTCAGGAGACCCAACACCACCAGACTCTATAAAGTCACCACAAGCACCATGGGTGTTTGCTTGTCGACCAGACAGGTGCCCTCCTACATGCATCTATATAGCAGGGATGGCAGAGTTGGGAGCATTTTTTTCCATTCTGCAGGACATGAGGAACACGATTATGGCATCCAAAACTGTGGGCACAGCAGAGGAAAAATTGAAGAAAAAATCCTCATTCTATCAGTCATATCTGAGACGCACTCAATCTATGGGAATACAACTGGATCAAAGAATTATCTTGCTATTTATGACAGAGTGGGGTTCTGATATTGTCAACCACTTCCATCTGGGTGATGATATGGACCCTGAGCTCAGAACACTTGCACAAAGTCTCATTGATCAGAAGGTCAAAGAGATTTCAAACCAGGAACCGCTAAAAATCTAATTTGTAGTTCCTGCATACACACACGCACATCCAATGATATGAATTTGAAGGGTTGGGCACAAAATTCACACCAATGCATGATTACAATTCACACATACACTGATTGGGTTGGGTGGGTCAAATCAAACACATATAAGCTGGGGTAGGTAAGTTTACTAATCGTAAGGTAGCTACTAAGTTGATTATTGCACTACAGCTTGGTCATTGACCACTCAGGTAATCTGCTGCTCTGTATGTTTATTGTTAGTTTGTTAAGTTTAAAATTGTAAGTCCTTGTTTGGTGTAAAAATTTATTTTTGTATTATGTCACTAGTGTAAGTTCATTATTGGGCCCAATAATGTGAAACTGAGCTATCATCTCTGTCTCTTTTCTTCATCTCTATTTAAACATTTCTACCTCCGTACACTTATATATATGCACGTAGCATATATATAAGTGTACGATTCCACTACCTCAGACAGTTGTTTTCTTGATTGCTTTTCAAGGAGTCTACTACTA